ATACACAAACAAACTAAAGGAAAATAATATGGCAACCGTAGTAATCACAGGGCGCGATATTTCTCTATCTTTCACAGGTGGAACAGATATCGAGGCACAAGCAACTTCAGCAGTTCTAACAAAGACCAATGTTCGCGAGACATACCAGACTCTCGATGGCGAAGCCTACAAGACTACAAACATCGAAGGCACTTTTGCTCTTTCAATGCTTGCTGATTGGGGCAAGGCTAACTCAGTATGCGAAGCACTATGGACAGCAGCAGAGACAGCGCCAGATACAGATATTAGCGTAACTCTTACAGCCGCTACAGGCGCTCAGTTCGTATTCCCAATCATGCCTGAATTCCCAACAGCAGGTGGCGCTGGAACAGATGCCCAGACAGTAGACTTTACTTTCAAAGTATCAAAGGGCGCAGTTACAGAAACCTTCAGCTAAACAATAGAAACGGGAGCAAACAATGCAACAGCAAATAACAATTAAATATGTTGATGGATCGGAAACCACTTACCTGGTTCGCCCACCTGATTACGCCAAGTGGGAGATGACAACTAAAAAGGTTATCTCCCAGTTCGGTGGAATGTGGGACATCCTTTATGTAACGCATTCAGCAATGAAGCGCGATGCAGGCGGCAAGCCAACTAAGACACTCGATGTCTGGATGGAATCGGTCGCAGATGTTGAAGTAGGTGAAGGAAACCCAAAAGTCATACAAGAGGAAGCGTCAGCCGACTCTTAGTAGAACTGGCAATAGCCACTCAGATCCCTATGGATCATTGGCGAAGTGCCGAGGATATTCTTACAGCGATAGAGATATTGGAGCAGCGCAATGGCAAGTGAACTAGTAGCACTTGACCAGACCGAACTACGCCAAGTATTTAAAGCCTTAAAGAATATGGGTGAAGAAGCCAACGATGAGGCCAAGCGCCAATCAGGCGCTCTGGCTGAATTCGCCCGGGCTGAGGTTATTCAGACAGCCAGCCGAGGTAATAACACTAAAGTTTCAGGGCGTATTGCTCAGGGTTCTAGGGTTAAGAAGTCAAGCCGTATCGGTGAAATTACTTATGGCTTCGCTTCTCAGAAGTTCTCAGGTGGGGCAACCACTAGAGATATCTGGGGCGGTACTGAATTCGGATCTAATAAATATAGGCAGTTCCCTGTCTGGTCAGGCCGAGAAGGTCGAGGCTCTAAGGGCTGGTTTATCTATCCAACGCTTCGCAAGATCCAACCGCAGATCGTGGCTAGATGGACAGAATCGTTTACTAAGATTTTGAAGGAGTGGGGCTAATGGCAACAGGTACAAGAGCGTTAACGCTCAAGCTTCTTGCTGATGTCGATAACTTCACTAAGAACCTTGATAAGGCCGATAAAGATGTTATGTCTTTCGGCGATAAAGTTTCAGACTTCGGGAAGAAGGCTGGATTAGCATTCGCCGCAGCAGGCGCAGCAGCCGTAGCCTATGCAGGAAAGTTAGCGATCGATGGCGTTAAGTCAGCCATTGCAGATGCAGCCGCTCAAGAAAAGTTAGCCCTTACTCTTAAGAATGTAACTGGCGCAACTGAAGATCAGATTGCTGCTACTGAAGATTACATAACCCAAACTTCCCTAGCATTTGGCGTAACAGATGATGAATTAAGGCCATCGATAGAGAGGTTGTCTAGGGCAACTGGCAATTTACAGAAGGCTCAAGAACTTCAAACCGTAGCCATTGATGTTGCAGCAGGTTCAGGTAAATCTCTTGAGGCAGTTACTAATGCCATGGCCAAAGCCGCAGAAGGTAATACTGCTGCACTTGGCAAATTAGGCATAGGACTTACATCCGCTCAACTCAAGACTATGAGCATGGATCAGATTACCGCTAAACTGGCAGATACTTTCGAGAACCAGGCAGCGGCCAAGGCAGATACATTCCAAGGCAAATTAACTCGGCTTCAGATCGCATTTGATGAAGGCAAAGAAACTGTAGGCGCTTACATTCTTGATGCCATAACTCCAATGGTAGATATCATCGTTAAGAAGGTAATTCCTGCAATCGCAGACTTCACCAGCAACCTAGGCGACAAGCTTCGCCCGGTCATGGAGTTTCTAAACCCAATCATCAATGGCCTTCGATCAGCATTTAATTCAGTTAAGAATTCGCTTAACGATAACAGCGAAGAATTAAAGCCTCTTCTAGTTCTTTTTAAGGGGCTTGCTGATTTTTCTCGCGATGTATTAGCGCCAATCCTAGGCAAGACTTTAGGCAAGGCGTTCGAGATTGTAGGAGCAGCAATAGGTGCTCTTATCGATGGGGTAGCCAAAGTGGTTAACTTCTTCGATGATCTTTACAACAAGATCAAGCGAGTAATCGAAATATCTAAGCAAATCGGTTCTGCGCTTAATCCATTTAATAACGCATCATTTGAAACTGGGGCAACTTCTCCAGCGGCCGCACCAATGGCTCCATCAATGCCTAATGAACCAATCGCCGCATATCGCTATGTTGGCGGCCAAGGCACAACCAATATCACCGTCAATGGAGCAATCGATAGCGAATCAACCGCTCGCCAGATCGTCAGCATTCTAAATGATTCCTCAGCTCGAGGAACCCTAGGAAGCGCGGCATTCTTTTAATGACTGCTTACACCCCAGCCTATAAAGTTTTAATCGATGGCTTTGAAGCAACAAATGTAACTATTGCCAATCTTGTAATTACCTCAGGCCGTACCGATATCAATACTCAGCCTCTTGCAGGCTATTGCCAGTTGCAGTTGATGAACTTGGATAACTCAAGTTATGACTTCACAGTAGGAACCGGGCTAGCAGTAGAAGTAACTAACTCGGTCGGTACTTATATCCCGATCTTTGGCGGTTATGTCTCAGATTTTACTATTGGAGTTAACCGCGCTGGGGATCTTGGCTATACAACTATTGCCACAATCACCGCTCTTGGAGCCTTATCTAAACTGCCTCGAATCATCGATGAAGGAATCTTGAGCCAAGATTTCGATGGCGATCAGATTTACACACTTCTTTCAGGATATCTACTTGGCCAATGGAATGAAGTTCCAGCCGCTCAAACTTGGGCATCTTATGACCCTACTGAAACTTGGCTTAATGCAGTTAATATCGGCTTAGGACAAATTGACCAGCCAGGTGATTACGAACTTATTGGCAGAAGTTCTAGCAATACAGATCTTTATTCTCTATGCACAGATATCGCTAACTCGGCTTTCGGAGTTCTCTATGAAGATGCTAATGGCAATATCGGGTATGCAGACCAAACACACCGCCAAGACTATTTAGCGGCTAACGGTTATACAACCTTAGATGCCAACCATGCCAACGGTTTAGGTTTATCGGCTACTACTCGAGCAGGCGATCTTCGCAATAGTTTCACCATCAATTACGACAATAACGCTAACCAGACTTACACCGCTACTGATCCGATAAGCCAAAGCCTTTACGGAGTATATGGCGAGGAATATACCTCTCGAATTAAGAGTACTGTCGATGCAGAGGCTTTAGCCGATCGCTACATCGAGCTTCGAGCCAATCCTTATCCTAAGTTTCAATCTATAACTTTCGTTCTTGGTAATCCTGAAATTGATGATAGCGATCGAGATGCTCTTATTAACATTTTCTTGGGTCAGCCTGTCTGGATTCAGAACCTACCCGGCAATATCACCAATGGTGAGTTCCAAGGCTATATCGAAGGCTGGACATTCCGAGCGAGCCTTAACAACCTAAGCGTTACTTTTAACGCTTCTCCAATAAACTTCTCCCAAGTTGCGGTAAAATGGGAGCAGGTAAATGCAGCAGAGGCTTGGAACACTCTAAGTCCAACCCTTACATGGATCAACGCGATAGGAGTCGTAGCCTAATGGCAACAACAACAACCAACTTCGGCTGGGACATTCCCCAATCGACAGACTTAGTAAAGGATGGCGCAACCGCTATCGCTGCACTTGGGCAGGATATTGATACTGCTCTAGTAGACCTAAAGGGCGGCACAACTGGCCAGGTATTAGCCAAGGCCTCAGGAACAGATCTAGACTTTTCTTGGGTTGCTCAGGATGATTCGAATGCGATTCAGAATGCAATAGTCGATGCAAAAGGAGATCTCATTGCTGCAACTGCTGCTGATACTCCAGCGCGATTAGCAGTAGGTACTAACGGCCAGGTTTTAACCGCTGACTCTGCAGAAGCAACAGGTTTAAAATGGGCTACACCAGCATCAACAAGCGGTTTTACTCTTGTTGCTGGCGGAACTTTTACTAGTCAAACATCGTTGAGTGTCAACAATTGTTTTTCTGCAACATATGATAATTATGTAATGATTCTAGAAATAACAGCCGCAGCATCTGTAACGGCGAATTACAGACTTCGGGCTTCTGGAACCGACTCAAGCGCTTCTTATTATTTTAATCTTCAATATTTTAATCCGAACTCAACTTCCGTGAACGCATTCACTATTAATAATGGCGCAGAATTTGGACAACTGGCTATGAGTGGTTCTACTACTGCAATTAATATGTATGTAACTCTCAGAAACCCATATCTCGCAAAGCCTACTTATGTTAGCCAGCAATACTCTAAGAATAATCCACCTAGTGGTGATAATGGAGAGGGCAACGGAATTCACAATGTTTCAAGCGCATACGATGGGATCACTTTCTTTACAACTACAAACACAATTTCTGGCAGTTACAAAATCTATGGCATGGCGAATTCCTAAGGAGAACTAAAATGGCAGAAACAAAAATGATAATTGATGCCGAAACTGGATCAATTCAAGAAATTGAACTGACTAAAAAAGAAATTGATGACAGAGCAATTTCTCATGCTGCTTTTGAAGCGCAAATTGCTGAACGCGAGGCAATAGCCAAGGCTAAAGCAGATGCTAAGAATTCACTCACAGAGAAACTTGGTTTATCAGCCGAAGAAGCCGCTCTATTACTTGGATGAAACCTAAACTATGCAAGGCTGGTCAACAACTACGCGAACAGTTCGATGATTGTTTCGGCGATCGTGATCGCACCTCGGATGGCTGGATCGGCGATAGTCGCCACTCAGCTCGTAAGTCTGACCATAATCCAGATGCACAGGGCTGGGTTCGTGCCATTGACATTGACCGGGATTTATCGGGAAAGCCAAAGCCAGACATCATGCCTGACTTGGCGGATCAACTTCGTCAGTTGGCAAAGTCTGATAAACGCATCTCTTACATCATCTTCGATGGCAAGATTGCAAGCGCCAAAAGCGCGTGGCGTTGGAGAACTTATACAGGCATCAATAAGCACCGCCATCATTGCCATATATCTTTCAGTATCAAGGGCGATCAAGATGGTTCGTTTTTTCAAATCCCACTACTAGGAGCAAGCAAATGAATATGAAGA